GAGGATTGCTTTTCTGTTTTTCAAGTAAGGGGGGTAAAACGAAATGCGTAAAAACAGTATAGAGTAAAACAGGCTTGTTTTAACTGAAAAACAACAGGTTAACAATATAGTTAAAGAACTGACCAAGAAAAACGAAACGCGCAAACGGTTTAATTGAATTGAACTGCATTTTAATTTTGAATGGGGTTTGAACGGATTTCTTGAACATAAGTTTAATTGGACGGCAGATTTGGTTTAATATGGGGTCTACATGGGCGCAAATGAAGCGCACTGGGGCGTTTTGTTGGCTCGGTTGATTGTTTGTCCGCTGAAAGAATGAAGAGGCTTAAAAAGAGCCTCTTTTCTTTTGCTTTGTTGTGGATTCGATTTGTTAAATCTGTTGATAGATTATTCTATATAAGTGCTATTTGGTATATTTGCGACAAAGTAAATACTAAATGCGTTATGATAAAGGTTATCCATGTACATTTGATCTACGAGAAGAAGAACTACTATTTCGGATCGATTTCGGCCATCTTTGATGTGCTAACGGAGAAAGAGATAGGCATTACCAAAAACAGCCTTCTGCACGCTGGTATGACTGACGGGAGTTGTAAGATCACCAAACGGGCTATGATCATTCAATCGCACCTGATAAGGGCTGCTAAGTAGTTGTTTTATCAGCTTTTAATACCTGTTTGAACGGTTTTTAGATCGAATAGCGGGTTTCCTGTCGTCTTGAACGGCTGGAAATGCCGCTTTTTTCATATTGGCTGTGCACTTGGCTGTGCGTTTGCCTGTGCATTTTAAGCAGTGCAAAAACGAAACGTGCCGTTTGGCTGTGCATTTGGCTGTGCATTATCCCACATTTTTTTATGCGATTGATGTATATAAGACGCTTTTCAGACGGTTGTTTTTGTCGTTTTTGATATTATTAGTTGGGGGAAGTTGTATTTTTCAAATATTTATTCACTCCCCTATATTTTAAGTTACTTTTTTGTCTGTTAGCTATTTACCATTTTTAGGGCAAATAGTCCGCCGAATGCGTTTTAACCTACACTGGCAATGGTGGAACCATTCGCAGCCGATACAGCATCCCCCAATTCCCTTCTGAGTTGTGTAATCGTTTGTTCTAACTTTCCTATTTCTTTCGCCTGCTCTTGTATTGTAGCAAGAAGTTTATCTACTATTTCTGGATGAACCTGTTGCTTATATTCTTCAGTTTCATTATCTTTATTATTGGATGAATGAGTGATGTGCGTATGTGTTGGCTCTACCGAACGGCTTGTTTTTGACATTGTTCCGTTTCCTGTTAATAGCCATTCCGTATTAATATCTGAAAGCATGTTTGCAATTGACAGTAAAATATCACTACTTACTTCTGGATATTCATTATTTCGTTTATCCAAATTGAATACCCGATTAAGCTTTTGAGAACTTGATAGATTTATTATTTCACTAAAGCGTTTTACACTACCTTTTGCGTAATGCTCTACTAAGATTTTCACTCTTTCATTTATTGCCGGCAAAGGCTTGCTTGAAAAAATGTTTTCTTTTTCTTCTCCTTTATTGCTCATAATTGAAAACATGTTTGTATATTTGCAGCGTGATCAAAATATGACCACGCCTCAAAGATAAGCAAAGGCGGTCATATAGACGAATTTTAGAAGTAAAACTTAAAAATGACAAAGGATATGAAGGACGAGATTAAGGAATGGCAAGTACAGAGCAACAGGTTAAAGGTTGCGAACCTGCTGATGTTGGACGGTGTGAGTTTTAGCTATAACAAAGAGAATGGCATTGTGTTTTCCGCTCCAGATTCTTACGTCAAGAAAATGATTCATACCCTGAGGAACTGCTACGGATGTGGCACGAAACCGATTATAAACGAATATAAATAAGAAACGATGAAGGCAAAAGTGATTATTGCGCAGGCGACGGCAGAAACAGTAGGATTTCTTCACGAACTGGTTAAGGGAATGGCCGAGAAAACGGCTATCAAGGCTTGTCCGAGTGTGGACTATCAAGCCGTGTTTTTCCCAGTAGATAAACACGATCTGTCTTTTGTAAAGCAGGTATTGGCAGATAGGAACTTTTCTTTTAAGGTGGAAAATGCTGAATAATAACAATAAATATGAAATTATGACACAAAAAGAATTTGAAGAGAGAACAGGCATCGTGTCGACACTGGAAGATTTTGAATACATCCATGAAGTGTATATGAATACCTCAATGGATAAAGACGCATTTTGCAAAGAGTTCAAGAAGCATGGAGAAAGCCAAATTATCCGAGATATCTATATACGGGTAGTGAACTGTAATGTGAAATTGAATCGACAAAAGGAAGTTACAAATGATCTTGCCGACTTCCTGATTGGTAAAGCTCATGCGTATGAAGACACTGACTTCCGCAACCAGGCGATGAAACTGGTTGGTGAGGTGGAAGTGGTCAAGCGAACGATTGAATTAGGGCTTCCACTTTGGGACGAAGACAGGAAGTGTATTCTTTCAATGATTAACGAACAAAGCAAATAGGTTTCCGGATAACTGACAGCCCGGAAAGACGGGCGGGCGATTAGTTCAGTCAGGTAGAACAGGCGAAACTTAACCATAAAGGCCATTGTCCTCGGTTCGAATCCGGGATCGCCCACGGTGATAACATTAAACAATAAATGATATGAAAGCGATTAGAGTTTCAGTGAATTTTCGCGAATGGTCGAAAGTGGATGGCTTTTTAGGCCGGTTCAAGGGAGAAGAAGACACTTTCATCTACCAAGTGGAAAACGTGACGTTTATTGCCGTGTTTGGCGGTGAGTGCGCGATGTCTTACTTCAAGGCTGAATTGGCCAAAGCGTTTGATGAAGAAATCCTTATTGTAGAACTCAGATAATATGACGATGAAGAGACGAATCGTAGTAGAACATGGAGAAGTAAAACGGATTGCCTTGCTCATGAATTGCACTTCCGAAACTGTATCGCGTGCGCTAGCATACAAGAAAGATACCAGGTTGGCCAAAGCGATCCGGAAAATGGCTTTGCTGCGCGGAGGTTCCGAAGTGGGTGACGAACCTGTAAACAATGGAAATCATGAAAGCGGACTGGTTAAAACCGTTTAGCGGTGAGATCGCCTGGTGGCGCAGCCTTACCGGGAAAGAGAAGTTATATACCGTTTACTTTCTGCTGAGTTTTACCTTGTTGGTTGGAATGGCGGATTGTAATCCGGTATGGGTGATGTTTTTGGCCGTGTTGAATTTCGGCAACTCTGCACGGCTGGTAAAAAGAGTGCCGATCGATAAACTGGAAGATTATTAACCGGTAAAACAATCGGGAATGGAATATTACAATAAAATATTGTGCGTGACATACGAAGAACTGACATCCGGGGATGATCCGGTGATCAAGCCTAACACGCTTTACAGTAATGTCCGCCGGGGAAACATCCAATGCGTCAACCGTGGCGGCGGCGAGGGGAATCGCGCCCTGTACGTCTATTCCTCCATTCGCGACAAATACCAACAACGTTTTGTCGCCAAGTATGGCGAACCCGAAGAGATCATGAGAAGAGAGATACTGCGCGGACGTGTCCGCAAAGATGAGAAGGCGGAGGACTTCTTCGAGAAGCACCGCTATGACAAGAACGGCGAGCTGGTACCGCTTCCGGAGCCGACGATCACGGCCTATACGCTGAACGCCTCGGTGCTGAATACGCTGATCGGCGATATCGCCCGCATCCGTCCCAACCGCAACAAGCTGGGCGTATCAGGCGACTACTGGGAGGAGATAATGAAACGGAGCGAAGAGCTGCGCACAGAGTTCGGCCATACGCTGCCCGGCTGTGTCGGACGGTTGAAGGAACTGATCAAGCGGTACAGCCCCGACCATTACGAGACGCTGATCAGCGGGAAGTATGGCAACAGGAACACGCTGAAGATTGGCGAGGAGGAAGGACGGTACATCATCGCACTGAAGCGGAGCCAGATGCCCAAATATACCGACCACCAGATCTTCGAGACCTACAACCGCACGGCCCCGGAAAGGGGCTGGAAACCGCTCAAGAGCGAACGGGGCATGAAGGGCTGGCTGAACAGCCCCCGTATCAAACCCCTGTGGCACGATGCCGTGTTCGGCGAAATGCGGACACACCAGCTCTACGACCGCAAGCACCACACGTTGCTCCCCGCCAGCCGGGATTCCCTCTGGTATGGCGACGGCACGAAACTGAACCTCTATTACCGGGACGAAAGCGGAAACAAACGCACGATCAACGTCTACGAGGTGGTGGACGCCTACAGCGAGGTGTTGCTGGGCTACCATATCAGCGAGCGGGAGGACTACATCGCCCAATACCACGCCTTCCGCATGGCGATACAGCGCAGCGGGCACAAGCCTTACGAGCTGGTGTGCGACAATCAGGGAGGCCACAAGAAGAACACGGCCAAGGGGTTCTTCTCGAAGATCAGCCGGATCCACCGGCCGACCGCCCCCTACAATGGCGAGTCGAAAACGATCGAGAACATCTTCGGCCGTTTCCAGCAACAGGTGCTCTGGACGCGCTTCGGCTACACGGGGCAGAACGTGACCGCCGTAAAGGCCACCAGCCGCCCGAACCTGGAGATCATCAACGCCAATATCGACGCGCTCCCCACGCTGGACGAACTGCACGAGATCTACGAGGCAGCCCGGGAAGAGTGGAACGAGATGAAACACCCGGCCACCGGTATCTCCCGGATCGAGATGTACGAAAACAGCGTGAACGAGGAGACCGATGCCGTCAGCGTGCGCGACATGGTCGACATGTTCTGGTACACGACCGAGAAGCCCTCGACCTTCACCTCCAGCGGCATCAAGATCACCGTGCAGAAAAAGGACTATACCTACGAGGTGTATGACGACCAGGGCAATCCGGATCTGGAATGGCGTCGCCGGAACACATTCAAGCAGTTCTATGTGCAATACGATCCGACCGACATGCGCAGCGTCCGGTTGCTCTGGATGGACAAAGGCGGAGCGTTGCGCTTCGAGCGCATAGGGTTGCCGCCGATCTATATCCACCGCGCCCAACAGGAACAAACGGAAGAGGATAAGGCGTTTATCCGCCGGCAGCAGGAAGCCATAGCCGGCGAGCGTGTCGAACGACAGATTATCGCCAAGGAGATCGAATACGAACACGGTGTCGCTCCGGAACAGCACGGCCTGGTCAGCCCCGACCTGAAAGGGCTCTCCAAAGAGGCCAAGGAACAGCTTGACCGCCGTACACGCCAGTACAGCCAACCGAAGAGACGGACGCTTCGGGTATCATTGGGTCGCGACACCAAGGAATTGAGTAACGTCACCTGGGACCAGCTCGGCGGCAACAACGAGGTAAGCTTGAGTAACGTGGCAGGCAAACTATAAATTAGGAATCATAAATCGAAAATCATACAATGGAAGCATTAAGCAACAAACAGAAAGACGCCATCCGCGAGGCTCTTCGCGCCTACGTCGCCAAGTATCCCAGCCAAAACAAGGCGGCCGGGAGTTTGAAGAACACATCGGTCGGCACGATCAGTTGTATCGTGAACGGCAAGTATGAAAACATTTCGGATAAGATGTTCCGCGACATCGCCGCACAGATCGGTGGCGGAAAGAACGAAACCGGCTGGCAGATCGTCGAGACCTCCGCCTACCAAGAGATCAACTTCGCGCTCGACGATGCCCAGCGCTGGCGCAACGTCACTTGGGTGGTGGGCGAAGCCGGGTGCGGCAAGACAACGACGGCCCGCCTCTATACCGAAGAACACAAAGAGGTGTTCTATATCCTTTGTTCCGAAGATATGAAGAAAGGAGACTTCGTGCGTGAGATTGCCCGGAAGGTGGGTATCAAGACCGACGGGCACAACATCCGCGAGGTGTGGAGCCTGATCCTAGACGACGTGATCCAGATGGAAGCTCCGCTCCTGATCTTCGACGAAGCCGATAAACTGACCGAACCGGTGTTCCACTACTTCATCAGCATGTACAACAAGTTGGAGGAGAAATGCGGCATCATCTTCCTCTCGACCGACTACATCGTGAAGCGTATCCAGAACGGCCTGCGCTACCGTAAGCCCGGCTACAAGGAGTTCTACA